GATGAAGGCAATTTACCGACTGTGACTAAACAGGTCAGGGAACGGTATCCAGACGCGAGAATTATCCTTGCCGCCGACAATGACTGGCACGCACTGGGCGAACTGGACGACAACGGTAAGCCTAAGAAGAACGTCGGCAAGGTAGCAGCCGAGAAGACCGCTAAAGCGATTAATGGGTGGGTCACATTACCGCCAACAGAGCATAAAGCTGATTGGGACGATTATCGCCAGCAGCACGGCATCGAGACAGTAAAGCAGGCATTCAGTGAAGGGTTGTATCAGGTGGGGGAGAAGAAAGTGGAAACAGATAACGTTATTTCAATTAATCCGGGAAAGCAGAAGAGAAAACGCACAGGTAACAACCTTACACAACTGGCGGATAATGAAAAGGCTCTATTGCTAACAGAACGGTATGAGGGAATTGCTATTCACTCAGAAAGCGAGGGGTTCTATACCTATCAATCGGGAGTCTGGAAGAAAACATCATGCTTGGATCTAAGCCGGGAAATGGGAAAAGTGTATACCTTGCATGGCACTAATTTTAGCAAACGTGCGCTCAATAATGTGGTGGAAGCATTAAAGATTGTTGCGCCTGTCATGGGGGAACCGTGTCAGAGCATGATCCCCTTTGCGAATGGTGTCTTTGATATTGAAACAAAAATCTTCTCATCTCACCGACCTGAAAATTGGTTATTAAATCACAATGGCATTGAATATACCCCGGCAAAACCGGATGAGAATTTGCGAGATGGAGCACCTAATTTCCATAAATGGATAAGCCACGCCGCTGACCGAGATCCGTACAAGATGAAGCGTATATTTGCAGCGTTATATATGGTGCTGGCTAACCGTTATGACTGGCAGCTATTTTTAGAAATTACGGGTGAAGGGGGTAGCGGTAAAAGCGTCTTTACTCAGATAGCAACGTTATTAGCAGGTCAGCACAATACAGCCAGTGGCAATATGGCGGCGTTGGACACGGCACGAGGACGGGCACAGTTTGTCGGGAAAAGCATGATCACCTTACCTGACCAACCTAAATACACCGGAGAAGGCACGGGGATAAAAGCGATTACGGGTGGTGACGCCATAGAGATTGATCCCAAGCATGAACAGCAATACACAACAATCATACGGGCAGTTGTTATTGCAACAAATAATACCCCGATGATATTTACTGAACGTGCGGGCGGCGTGGCTCGTCGGCGTGTCATTTACCAGTTTAACAATAAAGTAAAAGAAGAAGATAAAGACCCGCATTTGTCAGACAAGATAGCCCATGAAATCCCGGTTATTGTCAGGCGATTGCTGGCAACATTCGACGACCCCGAACAGGCCAAAGTGCTATTACTTGAGCAGCGTGATAGTGATGAAGCATTGGAGGTTAAACGGGCATCTAACCCTGTTTTAGATTTGTGCGCGGCACTGGCTTTTATGGGAGAACCACGAGGGTTAGAAATGGGCGGTGGACGTAAAACGGAAGAAGAGCGCCAGCCAAAAAAATACCTTTATCACCTTTACCTCTCATTTATGGAATATCAAGGACTGGGGCGTCCCCTGAGTGTAACCGAGTTTGGGAAAGCGGTTAAAGAAGCCGCGAAGGAGTACAGGGCTGAATATCTGACTCGAACCATAAAAGGCAGACGGCAGACCAATGTACAACTCACCGATAAAACGGACGAGTTTTTATAAAAATAGTGTTTGGTTATCTACCTTGTCTACCTAAAGGTTATTTATTTATATTAATCATATAGTTAATTGGGTAGATAACTGTTTTAAGATTATCTACCTGTTATCTACCTTATCTACCTTATCTACCCAAAGGAAAAAAATAGGTAGATAAAGTCGAGACAGGTAGATAACGGGTAGAGAGCTAAAAGTCAGTCATCTACCCACTCAAAGCCTTGTGCCACTTGGGATAGAGTGAGTTGGTAGATAAGGTAGATAACCCCGAGGCATTTTTTTATAAACGTTAAAACACAAACGTATTGACCCTCAATAGCTTTTATTCTCATGCGCGAGTTGCGCTATCTAGGGGTTGATATTCAAAACCTCGATAAGACAATTGAGAGTCATTGATGATAGTGATTCTTTCTGGCAGGTATATCTTGCAACTAATCAGGAGAATATGATGAACAAAATTAACTTAGACGTCGAATGTTCGAAGAAAAGCCTTGAAGAAGTGACTCAGCATAAAAAGTTATTTGGCTTCCCTGAGTACTTAAGTGAAATATCCCCAAGACAGTATCGGGAACTGGTTAACAAAGGGGCGTTCTTTTTTGTTGATCATCACAACAGCCTACGACACCAGTTCTCAGGTGAAATAATGGCAACTGACAGGCAACAGGTTGATATTCTCATTGCACAACTGGAACTATTAAGAGCAGAACTACCTGATAAAAGGTAAAGATTTGTAAATATCATGTCCTCATGTTTCCGCCTGTTTAGCTCTCATATTATGAGGGCTTTTTTATTATTTTTCATGGTGTTAAATAGTGATTGCTGATACATGTAGGCGCGTCCTGACTTCAATTGCTCTGTAGCAAGTCCTCCAAAGCGGTAGTGCCAGACTACTACCGCTTCCCCAAACCTGCATGACAGCGAACCTTTAACCTACATGCAGAGGCACCATGAAGAAATTACTCGAATTACGTCAGCAAAAAGCAACCTTTACCGAACAAATGCGTTCGCTACTGACTAAAGCCGAAGATGAAAAGCGCTCTCTTAATGCCGATGAAGCGAAACAGTTTGACGAGCTGCGCACTCAGTCTGATGCACTCAATGCGGAAATTGCCCGTTATGAAGCACTGTCTGATGAAGAACGCAATCAGGCCAAGGATCAGCCCGCCAATGAAACACTCAGCAATGACGAACTGCGTCACTATATTGTGACCGGTGAAACGCGCACCTTGTCTACGGGCGTACCCTCAGAGGGTGGCTATACCGTTATCCCGGAACTGAACAAGCAGATCATGCAGCAACTGGCTGATGAGTCGGTCATGCGCCGAATCTGTACAATCAAGACCACACGCAGCAACGAATATAAACAACTTGTTTCGGTCGGTGGGGCAGCCGTAGCCCACGGGGAAGAAGGCAAGGCACGCGGTGAGACGGCTACGCCGAAGATGGAAGAAGTCAGTATCAAGCTGTTTCCTATCTACGCCTATCCTAAGACTACCCAAGAAATCATCGATTTTAGCGATGTGGATATCTTGGGCTGGCTGACCTCAGAGATTGCAGATACGTTTGTGGATACCGAAGAAACGGATCTCGTGAGCGGTGACGGCAGCAAGAGAGCGAAAGGCTTTCTGTCTTATCCCCGTGATACCCAAGCTGACAAGGTACGTGCATTCGGTACGCTGCAAAAGCTGGAAGTTGCCAAGCTGGAAGCCGATAGCCTGATTGACCTGAAATTCCTGCTCAAAAACAAATACCGCAAAAATGCGGTGTGGGTGATGAACTCCACAACGGCCGCCCAAGTGCAGAAGCTGAAAAACGGTAACGGGGATTACATCTGGCGCGAACGTCTGCAAGCCGGTGATCCTGATATGTTGCTGGGCTTGCCTGTCCATTACCTCGAATTTATGCCCGATAGCCTCATTGGTCTGGGCGACTTCAAACGCGGTTACTTCATTGTTGACCATGAAACCGGCACCCGTACCCGCCCTGACAATATCACCGAGCCGGGATTTTATAAGGTGCACTCAGACAAATATTTAGGTGGCGGTCTGGTGGACTCCAACGCGATTAAGGTGCTGGAAGTCAAAAGCACCACGAAATAAGCAAGAGGGGCACAGCGCCCCTTTTCAGTCTTGGAGTCTATCGAATGAATGATATTGAATTAAGAACGGCATCACTTTCTGCCAGTGATAAGAAACTAACAGGCTATGTGATTAAGTGGAACAGCCGATCCCAAATTCTGTGGGATGAATTTGTAGAGCAGTTTGCCCCGAATGCCTTTAGTACAAGCCTAGCTACAAGTGCTGATATCAGGGCGCTGTATGAGCATGATTATACGAATCTGTTAGGCCGAACCACGTCCGGCACGTTGCAATTGAGTGAAGATGCCACCGGGTTACGCTTTGAGTTAACCCCGCCTGATACGCAATTAGGGCGTGATGTACTGGCACTGGTTGAACGGGGTGATATTTCCGGTATGTCCTTTGGTTTTCGAGCCATTAAAGATCAGTGGGATGTTGGACAAGAACCGTATCTGAGAACTGTTTTAGAAGCCGAACTGCGGGAAATCACCATCACCAGTTTGCCCGCCTACCCTGAAAGTGGTGTTGAGATTGCCAAGCGTTCCCTGAATGCGGTTAAGCCCTGTCATGCGGATTTGCGTCATTACTGGCTGAAACTGTCCGAGGTGTAACTATGTGGCCTTTTAAGCGAAAAGCCCCAGAAAGGCGCAGCATGAGCATTGATGAGTTTCTTTCTCTGGCGGGTATATCTAATACCAAATCAGGCGAGCATGTTTCACCCTCAACAGCCGAGGGCTTGCCTGCGGTGATGAATGCCGTCACGGTGATTAGTGAAGCCGTGGCGACCATGCCTTGCTACCTTTATCGGGTTCGGCACCAGAACGGCAAAGAGTCCCGTGAATGGCTCAGTGATCACCCTGTGGATTATTTGCTCAATGAATACCCGAATGACTGCCAGACGCCTTTTCAGTTTAAGCGAACCCTGATGCGTCATTGCTTACTCAATGGTAATGCCTATGCCGTGATAGTCTGGGGGCGGGATGGTCAGCCGCAATCGTTACACCCTTACCCGCCGTCAGCGGTTGTACCACAACGATTATCTGATCACCGATTTGCTTACACTATCACTGAGCCTTATAGCGGCAAGGTCAAAACTTACCTGCAAGAAGAAATCCTGCATTTGCGTTATGCCACCGAAGACGGCTTTTTGGGACGCTCGCCTGTCACGATTTGCCGTGAAACATTGGGCTTAGGATTGGCACAACAGCGCCACGGAGCCAGCATCATGAGAGAAGGCATGATGGCAGCAGGCGTGATTAAAGCCGCTGAGTGGCTGGATGGCGTCAAAGGCAATAAGGCACTGGAAGCCCTCGAACGCTATAAAGGCGCTCGCAATGCAGGCAAAACGCCCATTCTTGAGGGCGGGATGGAATACCAGCAATTAGGCATGAGTAATCAGGATGCGGAGTGGCTGGCTTCCCGTCGCTTCACGATTGACGATATCGCCCGGATGTTCAACGTCAGTCCGATCTTCCTGCAAGAGTATTCGAACAGTACCTACAGTAACTTTAGCGAAGCCTCCCGCGCTTTTCTGACAATCACCATGCGCCCGTGGCTGGCTAACTTTGAGCAGCAAATCAAATCGGCCTTGCTGATGGCATCACCAAAACGGGGCATTCGCTATCAGGTGGAATTTGATACCGCCGATCTATTGCGAGCCAATCCGAAAGAACGCTTCCAGAGTTATGAGACGGCGATTAAATCCGGTGTGATGTGCCCGAATGAAGCCCGTGAACGCGAGGGATTATCACCCCGCGAAGGTGGCGATGAGTTTAGCCAGGCATGGAAACAGACGGTAGAAGTGAAGAAACAACCGGAGGGCAAGGAATGAGAGCAGGCGCATTAAGGCATCGTATTACGTTACAAAACTTCACCCAGATCCAATTACCATCGGGGCAGCGTATGCAGAAATGGCAGGATGTCGCCACGGTCTGGGCGGAGGTCAAACATATCAGCGGACGGGAATTAATGGCTTCCGGTGCGGTGTTCTCAGAAGCCACCGTGCGTATCTGGCTGCGTTACCGTGCTGATATCACCACCGCAAACCGTATCTTTTATCAGGGTGATAATGCCAGCGGCCAGTTCTTTAACATTGTGGCGGTTATCCCCGATCCCCAACACACCCGCTTAGAGCTGCTTTGCAAGGGAGGCTTACCGAATGGATAAGATTGATATTCCCCTAAGCGAAATCAAACAACATTGCCGGATAGACGAAAGCAATACGCTTGAAGATGAACTGCTTAAGGGCTATGCCGGGGCTGCATTGGAAGTTTGCCAGCAACATATCGGCAAGCGCTTTGATGAAGGCTTGGTATTCAGCCCTGCGATTAAAGTCGGTTGCTTACTCTATATTGGCTTGCTGTATGAAACTCGTGCGATGGCGGTAGAAGTGGAACTGAAAGAAGTGCCTTTCACTATCAAGTCATTGTGGTCTGTCTATCGTGATGTGGGGATCTACTGATGCCGTGGCAACCTTTAAAGCGTTGTCGTTATCCCGGATGCAAACAGCGGGTAAAGTCTGGTCGATGTGATGAACACAAACGGGAAGCGAGACGACAGCAGGACAGTAAGCGAGGAACCCGAACAGCACGCGGTTATAGTAATCAATGGGGTAAGTATCGGTTGATGTATTTGAAAGCGAATCCCGTATGTGTGATTTGCCTGAAAGCCAATATCTACACACCCGCAACCATTGTTGACCACATTATCCCGATAGACGGTGACAGTGATGTGTTGTTCTGGCCTGAATCCAATCACCAGTCAATATGTCATAGCTGCCATAACCGTAAGACCGTGCAGACAGACCCAATAACCAAGCAGAAGCGCAAGAACGGTGAGTATCGGGAACAGGAAGAAAGAGCGGCAAAGCATCAAGGCTGGTTAGTTGCAGGATGAAACAGTCACATCATGATTTGATATTAATTGCAATAAAAACAGTTTCAAGTGAAATGATTAGGTGGGGGAGTAAAAAATGACAAATGCCCCTCTCAGAGGAACCGCCCGCCTCCTCCAATTTTTATGCACGGCACTTTTTTCAATAGCAGTAACTTCATAGGAAACAATCTATTATGGCAAGAGCACCCAAACCCCCTGAGTATTTAAATGATATCGCTGCGCAACAATGGAAATCGAAAGCCAAAATCCTCAATGAACGGGAAGATCTCAGTCCGGCAGACTGGAACAACTTAGAACTCTATTGCGTCAACTATGCGATTTACCGGAAAGCCGTTGAAGACATTGAAGTGCGCGGGTTCGCAGTGGAAGGTTCACGCGGTGCAGCGACCAGTAACCCGTCACTGAAAGCGAAGGCCGATGCCGAGAAAATCATGATAAAGATGTCCTCACTGTTGGGCTTTGATCCGGTATCCCGCCGCCGAAATCCGGTAGAAAGCGATGAACCCGATGATTTAGATGTGCTGATGGCCTGAGTGATACCCCGATGAACGCATGGGAACAGTACGCTTTTGATATCGAAAACGGTACAATTCCGGCCTGTAAGCGCGTAAAACAGGCCGTGAAACGCTATTATAATGACCGGAATAACCCGCTTTATGTGTTCGATACCGAAGTCGTAGCGCGTTTTATTGGCTTTGCCCATCTCTGCCCGCACGTCAAAGGCCACTTGCGGGGCAAACCCATCATGCTTGAGCCGTGGCAGCAATTCGCCTTTGCTAATCTGTTCGGCTTCAAGGTCAAGGCCACGGGGCGCAGAAAGTACCGCAGTGCTTACATTCAGGTGCCACGAAAAAATGCCAAATCCACCGTGGCCGCAATACTGGCTAACTGGTTCCTCGTGATGGAGAACGGGCAGCAGGATATCTACACCGCCGCCGTGAGCCGTGACCAGGCGCGTATCGTGTTTGATGATGCCCGCCAGATGTGCCTGCTATCAAAGCCATTCAAGAAACGGGTATCTATTCAGCAACACAAAGTCACTTATGCCAAGAGCAACAGCCTGTTAAAGCCACTGGCCGCCAAAGCTGCCACCATTGAAGGGACTAACCCCTCTCTTGCTATTGTCGATGAATATCATTTGCACCCGGATAACGCGGTTTACTCTGCCCTTGAGCTGGGGATGGGTGCCCGTCCCGAAGGTATCCTGTTTGCCATTACCACGGCGGGCAGTAACGTGATATCCGCCTGTAAACAGCACTATGATTATTGCTGTCAGATATTGGACGGCGAAGAACAAAATGAATCGCTGTTTGCCCTGATTTACGAACTGGACGACGAGAATGAGATTGATGATGAAACGCTTTGGATAAAGGCCAATCCCAATCTGAATGTGTCGGTAGACAGTGCCGCTTTGCACGACACGATACAGAAAGCGCGTGGCATACCCTCACAATGGACGGAGATGTTAACCAAACGCTTTAATATCTGGTGTCAGGGTGAAACGCCGTGGATGGGTGAAGGCGCATGGAAAGCCTGCCAGTCAGACTATGATGAAAACGACCTCAAAGGGCTGGAGTGCTACGCTGGACTGGATTTATCCTCCACAGGCGATATCACCAGTATCTGCTACACGTTTCCGGTGGATAACGAGCTGTTATTACTGACCCGCCATTACCTGCCCGAAGCCCAGCTACAGAATCCGGCCAACAAGAATCGGGCAGTGTATCGCCAGTGGGCACAAATGGGCTGGATACGTACCACCGCAGGCGACTGCATTGATTATGACCGTATCCGTGATGATATCCTCAAGGACAGCCAGCACTTTGATATCAAACTGGTGGGCTTTGACACATGGAACGCCACACACTTAAGAACTCAGCTACAGGGCGCGGGGCTGGATGTTGAGCCGTTCCCGCAAACCTATATGCGGTATAGTCCCGTAGCCAAATCCGCCGAAGTCTTTGTTAACCGCAAAATCATTCGTCACAATGGCGATCCGGTGCTGGCGTGGGCGATGTCCAATGTGGTGATGGAAACGGATGCAAACGCCAATATCAAGCCGAATAAGAAGAAATCGGCGAATAAGATAGATCCGGCAATTGCGTTCCTGATGAGCTTCGGCACATGGCAGGCAGAGCATGAAGAGTTTGCTTTTAGTCTCAATGAGGAACAGAGGCAACGGCTGGCTGATTTTGATGGCATTTAGATAAGCTATTGATTTTATTCATACTCGGCATGGTGCAGTATTTATTAATAATCAATGAGTTACGTAGAGGTATTTTATAACCTATTGATTTTTCTTATTTCTGTCATTGTGCCAGAGATTAATGAAATCAAGGAGTTAACCAACTGTTGTGAGAATCACAATGGTTGCTACTTCTCCTTAAAGTGAGGATGAACAAGAATATCAATGGGTTATCCAACTATGGTGAAGATTACCACGGTTGCCACGGCCATTGCCCCGTGAGCGTGGTACAGATATGAACAGTTATTTTGCGTTTTTTTTCGTTAGAGCGTGATTTTCGAATAAATTTTCTAAACCTCTATTGTGGTAATCACAACGCAGGTGGGCTTGAGTTTAAGCCGTCCAGTACAAGGTTACTTAATGTCACTGAATACGTATTACGTTTGCAGTGAATCATAGGAAAGGTGTTATAATTTTAACCTATTGATTCTTAACATGATTGAAAAACCAGATCATCTAGAGGTCATTATGGCTTATACAGATCCCCCTATTCGCACAATCCGGCTTCATGGCGTCCTAGCTACCAAATTCGGCGAAACATTTGACTATGTCGCCAGAGATGCCGTACACGCCATCCGGCCATGAGTAAACTGGTTGCGGGCTTTGAAGCGTTCATGATTAATGCCCATAAACAGGGCGTCACTTTTTCGGTCATTGTGGGTGGGCGAAGTTACAACAAAGACGAACTGGACATGACCAAGGGGGGTGGGGATATTCATATCATGCCCGTGATCACCGGCAGCAAGCGGGCGGGACTTTTTCAAACCATTCTGGGCGTCGCCCTGATTGCTGTCGCATGGTGGCACCCGCTGAGCTGGTCGGCCTCGACGGCGTTATTTGTCGGTGCGTCAGGGGCATCAATGGCTATGGGTGGCGTCTCTCAAATGCTCGCACCTCAACCGCCGGGATTGGGAATACGCGAATCACCCGAAAATAAGCCCTCTTATGCATTCGGGAGTCCGGTTAATACGACCGCCCAGGGCAACCCGGTTCCCATTCTCTATGGTTCGCGCGAGATCGGCGGGGCAATTATTTCTGCGGGCGTCTACACCGAAGACCAGTATCAGACAGAGCAGATTGAGACACAGAGAAAACAGTAA